TCTCTGTTCAAGGACTATGACGGAGTAAATCACTCCAAAGCACACGAGAGGAACAGGGACTTCCAGACAGCTATACGAAACGGACTGAATAAGACACTTGGAGAGGGAGACTTTGATGTGGCAGATAAGTTCTCCAATCTCTTGTTCCGGTCACTTGTGTTTGATGCGCCGTTTTACTTTGATGCTTACTTGCAGGCGGTAGAGTACGGAAAGCCACTCGACAAGAAGTTTTATCTTCCCCGGAGACACTATCTGAAACGGTATGTTGACGCATACCAGAAAATTCTTGACGGAGAACTGGACTTCTTGAGTATCAGTATGCCGAAGCGAAGCGGGAAGTCTCAGCTAGGAATTAACTTCACAGCAATGCTTTCTGGGAAGTATCCAGACAGAAGTACGCTGATGGAGGGAACGGGTGATGATTTGGTGAAGTCGTTCTATCTGGGTGTACTGGAATATATACAGCAGCCAAACGACTATCACTTCTACGATATTTTCCCGGAGTCAAAGCTTGTACAGACAAACGCTGACACAAAGACCATGAACCTTCTGCATAAGTCGAGATTCCCTACGGTCATGTGCCGTTCTATTGACGCAAGACAGGTGGGCTTGTCGGAAGCCACAAACCTTTTATACCTGGACGACTGTGTAGAAGGACGGGAAGAAGCGAAGAACAGGCAGAGACTGGATGACAAGTGGGAAGTTATCTCTGGTGATATTATCGGACGTGCGATTGAGGGTACGCCTATTGTTATCTGTGGTACACGCTATTCTCTGTATGACCCGATAGGACACTTACAGGAGGAAATGAAAAGGCAGGGAAAGCGGATGTGCGTTATGGAAACTCCCGCTCTTGACCCGGTGACAGATGAAAGTAATTTTGAGTATGAGCGTGAAGGACGAAAGGTGTTCACGACTCAGTATTTCAGAGATCAAAGGGAAATGCTTTCTGCGGAGCAGTGGGAGTCAGAGTTTCAGCAGCAGCCGTTTGAAGCAAAAGGAATTCTTTTCCCGGAGGGAGAACTGAATCGGTTCTTTGAACTTCCGATTGACCGTGACCCGGATTCTGTGATTGCTGTATGTGATACTGCTGACAAGGGAGAAGACTACTGCGCTATGCCTATAGTTGCGGTGTACGGAGATGAAGTCTATGTGGTGGACGTAGTATTTGATGATGCACCCCCGGAAGTGACAAAACCAGAGTGTGCTAAAAAGCTCATGGAGCACAAAGTAGTAGCTTGTACGTTTGAGTCCAACAATGCCGGGAGCTACTTTGCTCGGGACGTGGAAAAGCTGATGCAGGATGCAGGAGGAAAGTGTTCTGTACGGACAAAGCGGACAATCAGCAATAAACAGACACGCATTGAATTTGCGTCTGACAATATTCTAAAGAATTTCTATTTTCTTGACAGTAGCAAATATTCAAGAAACTCTCAGTATGCAGAGTTTATGAAACAGGTGATAACTTATACCCGGAGCGGAAAAGTGCCGCACGATGATGCCGTAGATAGTTTGGCTATGCTCGAAAATTCACTAAGAATATTCGTTAAAGGTAACTGCGAAGTAACAAAAAGAGTGTGGTAATTTCTTTAAAGATAGTGAGAAATAGCTTGTTCTTCTGTTTCTCCTCTCCATATTCTGTGCCTTACTGCATTGCAACTGATTCCATGCTCTTTGCAATATTTGAATAAAGGGTATTGGATGTTGTTTATTGTCACATAATGAATGCGAGAGTTTTTCATGGTTAGTGCAGTTAACGGACTGATGCCATAGCGGAATATTCGGCTATGAACAGTATTATAGGGAACGTTATATTCTCTGCACCATGTAGCGAGAGATTTAGTCTTTCCGTTTATTGTTATCCAGTCTGTAACAGTTTTGTTTTGTGCCTGCTCTTTTCTATCAGCCCATCTGCAATTAGATGGGCTGTAATTTCCATTTACATCAATGCGGTCTATGGTTAACCCTTCCTTGTAGCCGCTATCAAGTGCCCATTTTCTGAACACCTTGTATGTGTTCCACTCTTCACACACTCGAATATTTCTTGCACCGTAGTTTATGTATGATTTGTTATTAGGATTGTTGCATCTTTGGCGCATACATTTCCACACACCATATAATTTTTCGTTTTTCATAGCACGTCTCCTTTTTCGATTTTGACCGTTCACTAATATTATGACGATACTCCAAAGAGTTGTCAATGCTTATTATGTGGATAAATTGTTGACAAGTATTGAAGAATTGCTATAATAAAAAGTAGGATAGTAGGGAAGGAGGGTAACTGCGTCATGGAGCTTCACGGCAGACGGATGATTACTACAGACTACAGCGAAGTGAATAGTGAGAACATAATTGACGTATTGCGTAAGTCTCTCCCTACTCACTGGAAGAATCGGAGAGAGATTGAATACTTGTACAACTACTACAAGGGAAGACAGCCGATTCTACAGCGCAAGAAGGAAGTTCGACCGGAAATCTGCAACAAGATTGTAGAGAATCGGGCGAATGAGATTGTAACGTTCAAGTCTGGTTATCTCATGGGCGAACCGATTCAGTATGTTTCCAGAGGAAACAGTGAAGATGTTACTGAACCGATTACACAGCTCAACGAATATGTGTTCGCAGAGGAAAAAGCAGCAAAGGACAAGGAGATTGCAGACTGGTTCCATATTTGCGGTACGGCATTCCGTATGGTTCTTCCGGATGCAGAAGCAGGCCAGGAAGAGGACGAAGCCCCGTTTGAAATATATACCCTTGATCCCAGAAATGCGTTTGTTATTTATGAGAATGGACTTGGAAACAAGCCGCTTCTGGGAGTCAAGTACGTTGTGGACGAACACAGCGTAATTCATTATTCTTGTTACTCGGAACACGAATACTGGGAGGTAACAAACTGGACGATCGAAAACCATTCCGGCAATCCTCTTGGTATGATTCCGATTATCGAATATCCCCTTAATATTGCAAGGCTCGGAGCGTTTGAGCTTGTGATCCCGTTACTGGATGCAATCAATACAACAGACAGCAACAGGCTTGACGGACTGGAACAGTTTGTGCAGGCACTTATGCTGTTCCACAACACAGATATATCTTCCGATGATTTTGATGCACTCAGAGAAGAAGGTGCGTTAAAGTTTCGTGATGTAGATCCGCAGATGAAAGCTGATGTGTCGTATCTTACGTCAACTCTCAACCAGGGAGAGACACAGACACTACAAGATCATCTTTATCAGACGGTACTTACTATTTGCGGTATGCCAAACCGGAACGGCGGCACTTCTACTTCTGACACCGGCTCTGCGGTTATCATGCGTGATGGATGGAGTTCTGCCGAAGCAAGGGCGAAGGACTCAGAGCTTATGTTCAAGAAGTCGGAGCGGCTTACTCTGAAACTGATTTTAAGAATCTGTCAGACGCTGCGGGACATGAAGCTCAAAGTAAGTGACGTAGAAATTCGGTTTACTCGGAGGAACTACGAGAACATTTACCAGAAAGCACAAGTGCTAGACTTGATGCTTAAGAATACAAAGATTCATCCTAGACTTGCATTTGAGCACTGCGGACTGTTTGTAGACAGCGATCTTGCATATACACTCAGTAACGAATATGCGAAGGAGCAGGAAAAGAAACAGCAGGAAATGTTTCAGCAACAGGAGATAGCGAATGAGTCCGACAATAACACAAGCAGTAATAGCGGAGATCGAAACAATTCTACGGCACGGCAACAGAGCGGAAGTTCTGATAGAGCAGGGAAAAGTGGTAGTAGTGGAGATCAAAAGAAAGATGCGAATTAAAGATTGAAAACTCATTCAACGGAATGAGTTAGTCCAATGGGACTGTGAGAATTAAATCTCACAGTCTCATTTGTTTTAGGAGAAGAAATGAGCATACAGAGAAACGATTATGTATTTCAAGATTACATAGCAGGATTTGACGAACTGAACAAGCTCACTTCTTATGTTTACTCTTCTACTGTGACTAAGGCTACAGAGGACAGGAAGAAGGAAGTCACGGACAATGTTCTGTCCTTCCTCATTCTCGCATATAAGGCAGGAATTGAAGCCGTAAATCGTATGCTATGGGATGTAAGCATTGATGAAGATTTGATGTATGCCGCTATTTATCTGAATATTGACGGAAAAACGTTTGAAGACCGTATCGCTGATGCGCTGAATCAGAACAATGAATCTGCACTACAGCGGCTTGTAACGTCTGAATATCACAGGGTTTACAACAACGCATTATATGACGGTGCGAAACAGTATGAAAGCAAAGGACGCAAGAATACTAAAGGTCTTGCACGTACTGTTAAAAAGGTCTGGCAGACGATGCTAGATGACAGAGTACGTGATACACACGCATATCTTGAAGAAACACAGGTAGGACTTGACGACAAGTTCTATACATTTGACGGAGACTCGGCAAGGTTTCCCGGAGACTTTGAGAAACCAGAGAACAATGTAAATTGTCGCTGCGTCATTCGTTTAGAATCTAATGTTTGGTAACAGGGTATTCCTGTTTCTAATAAATCGCTAGGGAAAGCGTAAATCGCAAACTCAGACAAGAGGATAAAACGGAAACTGCTAGGGAAAGCATAATAACGCAAAGGAGAAGCACAATGAGTTATCTGAAAGATTTACTGGGAGATTCCTACAAGGAAGGAATGACGGAAGATGAAATTTCTTCTGCACTTGAAACGCTGAAAGCAGGAAAGCAGACTGACAATTCCGCAGAAGTGGAGAAGTTAAAAGCACAGCTTTCTAAGGCAAACAGCGAAGCTGCCGACTACAAGAAGCAGTTACGTTCTAAGCAGTCGGATGAGGAAACGAAAGCAGCTGAAACCGCAGAGAACATGAAGAAGCTGACAGAGGAAAATGCTTCACTCAAGAGAAATATTGCAATCAGTCAGAGACAGGCAGAGCTTATTTCTATGGGATATGACAAGAAGCTGGCTGAAAGCACGGCAACAGCTATGGCTGATGGCGACATGGACACAGTAATGAAGAATCAGACAGCGTTCATTGATGCTCAGAAAAAGCAGATTGAAGCAGACGCAATGAAGGGAACACCTAGACCGAAGAGTGGTTCGGAACAGGGAGCAGGAGCAAACGGAATGACACACAATTCTTTCCGCAAGCTGTCTCTGAAAGAGCGTTTTGAATTTGCTGAAAAGAACCCGGACGAATATAAGGAACTTTATGAAGACGGTACGGACAGTAAGGAAAGTACCGAAAACACAGGAGGAAACGAGTAATGGCACATAAAATCTATGACAATTTTGTACTGGCTAACGAGATCGAAGATCAGTACAACTCCATGCTTGATATGCAGACCTTCTGCAAGGTTGATAACGACCTTGTAGGTACGGCAGGAATGACGAAGAAGATTAACCGTTATCAGGCTACGAATGGTACTGAAAAGCTGACAATGGGTAAGGGAAACACAAAGGACATTGAAGTTTCCTACGCAGAGAAGGAGTACACTATCCTGCTTGCTCAGAACAGGTTCAAGTATTTTGATGAGCAGGAAATGACTGACCCGATGCTTGTTCCCGTTGGTACTCAGCACATGGCGGTTGATATGTTCAATACTGTCAATGCAGATGTGTATGCAGAATTCGCAAAGGCTACTAAGACTGTAACTGCTACGAAGTTTGACCTTGGAGCTTTTGCAGATGCAGTAGCAGAGCTGAATATTGAGTATACCGATAATGACCCGGCAAGCGTAGCGCCTATGTGCTTTGCGTTCGTGAATCCGAAGGATATGGCAGCTATCCGAAAGAACGCAGCAGACGAACTGAAGTATGTTGAGTCTTTTGTTAGAAGCGGCTATGTTGGCACTCTCGGCGGTGTAACCCTTTACACAAAGAAGGACGCAACGGCAGGAACTATCTATGTTGCTACTCCCGAAGCAGTTACACTTTTTAACAAGCGAGGTGTTGAGGTGGAGCAGGATAGAAATTCTGATACCAGAGAGAACATTATCTGGTCTAGGAAGTATTACCTTGCAGCACTTACGGATGCTACTAAGGTGGTCAAGCTCACTGTTTCTGCGGGCTGATGAAAGGAAGTGGACAGTATGACAGACACAGAGAAAATCGCAATGCTGAAAAGTATGACGGGTGAAACTGATGCTGACACGCTGTCCACTTATTTATTGCTTGCGAAAAACGTGATTCTGTATCACGCTTATCCGTTTTCTCAAGATGAAACAGAACTTCCAAAGAAGTATGACGGAGTACACGTTGAAGTAGCTGCCTACATGCTGAACAAGCGTGGAGCAGAGGGAGAAACTTCTCACAAAGAGAACGGAATTTCCCGGAGCTATGAAAGCGGTGATATTCCTGCATCCCTTCTCAGACGGATAACGCCTATGACGGGGAGGATTCACAATGAAACTTCTGAACCGTAATACCCGGACAATCTATTACAGATTGTATGAGGGACAAAAAGACGTTCTGGATGAAGACGGAAATAAGACGGGTGAAAAGACTGTAGCGTACTCTGAACCGAAGGAATTGAGGTGTTCTGTTTCTCCTGCATCGGGCAAGACACAGATAGAAATGTTTGGAAATCTAGACAGCTATGACAAGGCAGTTGTTACGGACGATATGAAATGTCTGATTGATGAAAACAGTGTTCTGTTTGTGGATAAATCTCCGGAGGAGGATGCAGACGGAAATCCTTTACCAGATTACAGAATACGAAAAGTAGCAAAGTCTCTGAACTGTATCTCATATGCAATAAGCAAGGTGACTGTATCATGAGTAAGAAAGTCATTCGTTTGTCACTTACAGAGGACAGTATCAATAAAGCAATTAAAGAAGTTAAAGAGTACAAGAAATGGATTGAAAAATGTACGAAGGAGTTTCTGAAAGAGCTTGGAGATATAGGAGTACAGGTTGCTACAGTAAAGTTCCAGTCTGCACAGTATGACGGTACAAATGATGTATCTGTTTCTGTGAAGCAGGAAGAGAAGAACAAAGTCGCAGTTGTAGCAGTCGGAAGTTCGGTTCTGTTCATTGAGTTTGGCTCTGGTATTAAATATCCAAATAGTCACCCGGAAGGTGCTCAAAACGGCATGATTCACGGAGAATACGGATATAAGCTAGGACGTAACCCGAAAGGGTGGAGATACAACGGAGAACCGGGAACAAATGGAGAGATCATCACAGAAGGGAAACACGCAGGAATGGTTCATACCTACGGAAACCCGGCAAACATGAGTATGTATCTCACAGTGAGAGAACTACAGCAGAGATTTGAAGAAATCGCTAAGAGGTGCTTTGTATGATTGACTGTGAAAATGAAGTATATACAAGAGTTGAAGAAGCACTGAAAAAGCAGTTTCCGAAAATTGAAGTAAGCGGAACTTATGTTGATTCTCCTACTACTTTTCCATTTGTGACGATTGAGCAGACAGACAGTTATCCGATTGAAGACTTGCAGGATGGTAGCGGTAAAGAGAATTTTGCAATGGCTGTATTCACGATCAATGCATACAGCAATAAGGCAAGTACAAAGAAGTCTGAATGTAAAAAGATTATGGCATTTATCGGAGACTTGCTGTATCGGATGAATTTTATCCGTACAGCACAAACTCCAATGTCGAACACACAGGACTCAAAGATTTATAGAATCGTAGCTACTTACAGAGTGGTTACAGACGGTAAACATTTTTACAGGAGGTAATTAAAATGGCAACTTCTACATACAAGAGTTTCCTTATGCACAAGAAGGATACAAGCTATGAAAAGCTTGTAGACATTTCCGGGTATCCAGACCTCGGAGGTAAACCGGAGCAGATTGACGTAACAACTCTTTCTGACAAGATGAATGTTTATGTTGACGGTATTCAGAAGCTTGAAGCACTTGAATTTGATGCGTTCTATGACCTTGCAGCATACAAGGCACTGAAAGCACTTGAGGGCAAGACTGACGATTATTCCGTGTGGTTCGGCGGTACTGAAAATACAGACGGTACGGCTACTCCTACAGGCTCGGAAGGTAAGTTTGATTTTAGTGGAAGTCTTTCTGTTTACGTTACCAGTGGTGATGTGAACGCAGCAAGAAAGATCAAGATTACAATCACTCCGTCTAAGGCAATTTCACTTTCAGAGTAAACCTATTTTAAGAATAAGGAGAAAAAGCAATGGCTAAACAGATTAAGTTCACGTATGACGGCACAGATTATACTCTTGAATTTACAAGAGCGACAATTCAGCAGATGGAAAATGAAGGCTTTGTAATTGATGATGTAGACCGCAAGCCTATGACTATGATTCCGAAGCTTTTTGCCGGGGCTTTCCGGGAGCATCACAGGTTTACAAAGCAGGAAACCATCAATGCTATTTATGACGCTATGCCGAACAAAGAAAAGCTCTTAAAGACTCTAGGAGAAATGTACAATGAACCGATGCTGTCATTGATGGACGAACCGGAGAAGAGTTCAAAAAACGTGAACTGGGAAGTGGACGGGTAACGAGTTCTGATTCCCTTCTGTCCGCAGATGGGAAGTCGAAAGACATTTCATCTGCGGATTTTCGTTACGGAAAGAAATTTGAAGAGCTGTGTTCTTACTACATGAGTATAGGGATGTCATACAACGATTACTGGCATGGTGATTGTTGGATGGCAAAGTACTACAGAGAAGCATACCGGAAAAAGCTAGAACAACGGAACAACGATATGTGGCTACAAGGCTTATACATTTATGAAGCTATCTGTAATGCGTCTCCTATTCTTAATCCTATGAGTAAGAAACATGAACCAATCCCATATCGTGATTCTCCTATTCCGATTACCGAAGCTCAGAGTATGAGACAGAAGAAAGAAGCGGAAAAGAAACAAATGGAACACGATAAGGAAATCATGAAACAGAGAATGATTGCAATAAATGAAAGACTGAAAGGAAAGGAGGTAGACAATGGCAGACGTACAGATTGAAGGACTTGAATTTGATATAAGCGCAGATTCCGGGAAAGCATCACAGAGTTTAGACGGACTTATTTCTACATTGCAGTCTTTGAAGTCTGCTGTAAAAGGCAACGGACTAAAATCTCTTGCTAATAATCTTGCGTCTATCTCTCATATTAAGATCAGCAACGATACGATTAACAGTATCAATCGGCTTGCTGATTCTTTGAAAAACCTTTCTTCTGTTTCTGGTTCTCTGAAAGATGTAGCAAGAATTGTCAGAGCACAGAATCCTGTTCCGAAAGTAACTCCTGCAACTACACAGGAGAATACGGCTACTCCTAAAGAAAGCGGAGTAGAAATGTCACAGGGTGGTACGCAAGAAGCTACAAATAGTGCAGGAAGACTCGCAGGCATTCTTGGTTCAATTAAGAGCGGTGCTGCAAGTGCGGGTAGCGCTATTAAAAATGCTCTTGGTTCTGTTGGAAGTTCGGCTCTCAATAAGTTGAAATCTTCTGTAAGCTCGGTGGCTAGTGAGTTCGGAAAGCTCGCAAAGCAAGCAATGAAGATCGGAGGAAGTGCTTTACTTTCTCCAATTACAGCACCTATTAAAGCTCTAGGGAGTTTGAAAGAACAGTTTGCTTCTGTTTCTAAAGCAGTTACGGGGCTTCTTCGTTCTTTCGGAAGAATCGCAATGTATAGAGCTATCCGGTTCTTCTTCTCTCAGCTTACAGGTGCTGTTAAAGAGGGTATCAACAACCTGTATCAGTATAGTTCTCTCATGGGAGGTACGTTTAAGGGGAGCATGGATTCTCTTGCTTCTTCTTTCCAGTATCTTAAAAACTCTATGGGAGCTATGGTTGCGCCTATTATCAATGAGATTGCTCCAGCTGTAGATTACCTCATAGGTAAATTTGTTGCGCTTCTAAATGTTATCAATCAGTTTTTCGCAAGACTCAGTGGAGCAAGTTTCTTCACAAGAGCGAAGAAACAGGCAGTGTCTTACGGTTCGGCTGTAGGTGGTGCAGGAAAAGCGGCAAAACAGGCAGCAAAGGACATTAAGGACGCTACTACAGGAATTGACGAACTGAATATTATTCAGCAGAAAGATAATGCAAATGGCGGTTCCGGTGGTGGAGGTGGAGCTTCTACACCCGACTACGGAAGCATGTTTGAAAAAGTTCCGATTGACAGCGGTATCAAAGACTTTACAGACAAACTAAAAGCCGCCATTAACAAGGGAGACTGGAAATCTGTAGGTACACTTCTTGGAAACAAGTTCAATGAGCTTATGGACTCCGTGAATTGGAATGGACTCGGCAGAAAGATCGGATATGGCATAAATGGAGCGGTGCAAAGCGCATACTGGTTCTTAAAGACAGCAGACTTTAAGAAGCTCGGAAAACATATTGCCGACTTTATGAACGGCGCTATGAGCGAGATTGACTTTTCGTTTGTAGGACGGTTACTCGTAAGAGGTGTTACAGCGGGGCTTGATTTGCTTATAGGATTCCTCGGAGGGCTTGACTGGGGACTTGTTGGAAAATCTCTTGGTGATTTTCTCAAAGGTGCATTCGATGAAGCGTATGAGTGGATAACTTCTTATGACTGGGGAAAGATGGCTGACTCCGTTTATAAGAATCTTAAAAAGTTCTTGCTTGGAATTGACTTTGCAGGAGTAGCACGAAGCTTCTTTAGAGCACTCGGCGCAGCTCTCGGAGCGGGAGTAAGTTTTGTCGCAACGTTTGTAGCGGACGTAGCCACAGACATTATTAAGTATTTCAAACAGTACATTAACACGGACGGAGACAAGCACTGGTGGGAAATTGGAGCAGATATTATCAAAGGTATCTTTGAAGGTATCTGGAACGCTATAAAAAACATAGGCGTTTGGATTTACGATAATGTGTTTAAGCCTTTTATTGACGGATTCAAAAATGCGTTCGGTATTCATTCTCCATCAACTGTAATGAAAGAACAGGGCGGCTACATCATAGATGGACTACTCGAAGGACTGCTTGAGTTTCCGAAAAAGATTGCTAAGACGGTTAAGGAGTGGGGAAAGAAACTCATTGACTGGTTTACTGGTGGTGACGGCAATGGGAACATTGTTGACAAGTTCAAACAGAAAGCGTCAGACATTGTAGGGGGATTCCGGGATAAGATCGGAAGCACTTATACAACAGTAAAGACGAATGTTTCTAACTGGGCGAAAGGAGTCAAAGACTGGTTCGGAGAACACGTCAATGTTTCCAACTGGCAGAAGAGCGCAGGAGATATAATTAGTGGATTCAAAGATAAAGTCGGAAGTACTTACACCACAGTAAAGAGTAATGTAACAACGTGGGCGCAAAGTGTCAAAGACTGGTTCAGTGGTTCTTCTTACGGTGATGTAAACTCAAACAGGTTTAGCACTTTTGCAGGAAACGTCATTGAAGGATTTAGAACTAAAATCGGCAACGCCTATACAAATACAAAATCTAACATTACAACTTGGGCGAATAACGTAAAAGAGTGGTTCAGCGGTTCTTCTTATGGAGATGTAAATTCTTCTCGGTTTAGTACATTTGCAAATAATGTAATTGAGGGATTCCGTACAAAGATAGGAAACGCCTATACGAATACTCGTTCAAATATGCAGACATGGGCGAACAATGTTAAAAACTGGTTTTCCAACATTGCTAGCAATACAGCGTTCGGAACTTTTGCTACAAATGTTATCAATGGATTTAAGGACAAGATCGGGAAAGACTATACAACTGCAAAAAGCAGCATGACTACGTTTGCGAACTCTGTAAAGAGTTGGTTTGAGAAGCCGGATGGTACAAGTCTTGTAGATAAGTTCAAAGATATTGGTTCTAATGTCATTCAAGGATTCATTAACGGAGTTAATTCTCTTTGGGATTCTGCAATGCGTAGAATCAAAGAATTCGGAAGAAGCATCATCGGCAAAGGAAAAGAGGGAACAGAGGAGCGTTCTCCGTCAAGAGCTTTTCGCAAGATTGGTGCATTTGTAATTGAAGGATTCAATCTCGGTCTGGAAGACGTGATTCCTAGTTCTTATAGAACTATGAGCCAGTGGACAAAGAATATCAGTTCTTACAGACCGCAAGTGGCATTTGCCGTTGATGGTTCGGCACTTACAGCATATGACCCGACAGCCTATGTTAGAAATGTTTCAGCAGATGTGAATACACAAACAAGCATTTCTGTGAACGGTTTGCAGTCAAGCATGGAGGATTTCTACAAAGATTATATTGAACCAACCTTTGTACGCATGGCAGACGATGTAAAGCGGCAAGCTGATAAGTCAGAAAGAACGGTAGTTCAGATCGGAAACAGAGTCATTACAGACGAAGTAAACAGACAGAAAAAGGCAAATGGCTATAGCTTCACAGATTAAGGAGGTGGAAGAATGGCATATCTTGAACTGAATGGAAATCCTCTTCCGTCTCCTAAACGTGGAGTTACACCTACTGTCTCCACTCTCGTGAATTCTGGAAGAAATGCGAACGGAGTAGTTGTTGCACAGAA